TAGAAGCGTTTGATACTTGTGACAAGTTGGGTATACCGGTGTTCATAGATGCTTGTTGGTTCGGCTGTTGTAGTGGATTGGACTTTGACTTCGCAAGAGAATGTATACAGGCAGTTGCATTTAGCACAACAAAAAGTTTGAAAACAGATGCATGGCGTAATGGAATGATATTCAGCAAACACAGGGTTGGTGGCATTCAGAAACTATACGAATGGCGTTGGTTAAGCAGTTTTAATTTGGCAATAGGACTACACCAGATGGAAAAATTTAGTCCTGACTATATGTACAACAAGTACAAGGACACGTACGACTGGGTATGCCACAAACTGAAACTAACACCAACCAACACAATATTCATAGCACTAGGTGAAGGTGAACAGTACAAGGATAAGGAATTTGATAGGTACTGGAGAGATGACACGTACTGTAGAATAAATGTGCGTAATCATCTCAAATATTTTCATAAGGTCAAACAGAATTTAGATAATTAAGTGTATGTTTTATATTTGGCACACATTAATCATAGTCACGTTTATAGCAGTGGCATACCACATGGGATATCAATATGGCAAAGGACAAAGCAAAGTCAAAAAAACCATACGCAAAGGTTAGATTAGTTCCCGAAGATTCTAAGATGAAGGATCACGGATTCTATTACTACGCCATGAAACCCACTAAAGGTGAAAAGAAAAATAACAAACTACGACTTCGTAAGTTTGATCCTATTACCCAAAAACATATTTGGTGGGTAGAAAAAAAATTACCACCGCATTCTAAGTAAATGATTCTATCACCTTGCATCAGTATCTGCAGATGGGATCCGGTAACCAATAACTGTTACGGCTGTGGCAGAACCACAGAAGAGAAATTCAAATGGAAGGACCCGGAAACAACAGATGAATGGAAACTAAACAATCTAAAAGAATGTATAGATAGATTATCTGGTTGGCAGAAAGAAAGTTTTCTAGAATCTTACGAGTACAAAAAACAAAACGGTGTTTCTCTTTTCAAAGCAAAGAATTTAAAAAAATAATTATTTTTTAGAAAGGTATTCTGCTTCTTCGTCCGTGTAGGGCCACATTATTGTATTACTTTCCAGTGTTCAGGCCACTGTTGTTCTGATTGTTCATTTACAGTAACGTATTCCGTATTAGGTGTTTCATCCCAACAACAGTCGTCACGAGAAACACATTTGCTTTCTACATAAACCTTTTGGCTTTTCTTTTTGTCTGCGTACATTTTGTTTCCTTTTGTAAATTAATGTTTGTAAATTTACTTATTGTAAATTATACACGGAAAACCGTAAATTCCTAGTCGTACGCTGTAAACGATGTAAATTTTTTGTAAATTAAAATTTACAAAATTTACAAATAGCAAACTAGTTGATTGTTGTGATTTCTACTGGTATAACAGGATATGCTTCTAGTACGTGTCTTTCTTCCGGATATGTTTTGGCAACAGGCATAACGAATGTGTCGTTTGGTTTATTAGTTTCCAAAAGCAATAACAAAAACAATATATCTAACATTGATTATTTCTCGTAAGGACCTCGCTGACCTTTTGGTCTGTTGAGTCGTTTTACTTTGATGTATCTCTTATTTCCTAATTTGTAGACAGTGGGTCGTTTCTTAGGATCATAGGAGTCAAACAAAAATTCTCCATATCGCTTGGCCATTCGTCTGAACCATCGGAACATAACAAACCCCCTGTCATAAATTATTTCTTGAAAGGATTTAAGCCTTTAAGACCTTTTACTGCGCCTTTAGTTTTACCGCCAACTTCTTTGCAGATTGTCCCGCCAAGTTTCTTGACATTACCAACTACATCTGGCATCTTTACTTTAGGCATTTTTGGCATTTTAAATTTCATATTACTTCTCTCTTTTCCATAGAGTCCAAGCACCGTATCCGATTGCTCCCCAGGCCGCTAGTTTTGCCAATGGTCCTGCAATCAACACGACAACGCCACATAATATTAGCACTGCGCCATCCCACGATGTTCTTTCGTCTACTCTATCTTTTACCCATTTAATCGGATTCATATTATCCTCCTGTTTGTTTTCTATATTTATATGGTTGACTATAGGTAGGAATGTGTTATTATATACGTATATAAAGGTAAATACCAACATGAAAACAATTTTAACAATAGCAATAGCATCAATCTTACTTGCTGGCTGTTCTATTCCAAAGAATCCTAAAGTATCTTGGGGAAAGAAATGTGCTGTGCAAGGCAATCAGGTTGTTTGGTCACACTTATGGATATATGATAAGAACCAAGGGTTAGATGCTACCGAAGAAAACTGTAAACTAATAGCAGACAAGTAATATGAAAAATATCATACTTTGCCTTACGCTACTATTCGGCCTTACGGCTTGTAACGTTCCGTTACTCAGCAGTTTGACTTCTAGTGGTATCACAGGAGCAACTACAGGCAAATATCAACAGAGTCTTGCCAACACTGCTCTAGACATGATGGTGCATCACAAAACAGGACACACACCTACTGAATTGTTATTGAAAAAATTGCAGACTAAAAAGAAACCAGCACCACATTCATAATGTATAAAATTTTAATATTGGCCTATCTTATCACACAGGATCCAATCGCAACACAACAAACATTTCAAATGCAAAGAACATTTGACTCCATGGAGGAGTGCAAAAAAGAACTATTACTTCAAACTAGAGGTAACGGAACCTATGATGTACTATGGGAGTTTGTAAATGATGGGGACTTCAAATGGGATTGGTTGGTAGCAGGTTGTAAGAATGACAAGACAGGTGAGGAGTTCAGAATAGAACCAACCTATCCAAAAGGCAAACCGCAAGAGTTGATGGGATTGGATTTCTCAGAAGACAGGTTAGAAGTTTAGATTATTTGCCGAAAGGCTTAAAACATTTCTTGCAAGTACAATCCTTACATTTCATACATTCATTGCACTCTTTGCCGCAGTGACTTTCACAGCCACACTCTCTACAAATTTCTTCTATCATTCTTTATTTTCCTTCTTGTTGACTATGTCAGAACATTGTTCAGGTGCAAACATGCAACCTAAAGCAAATACTATGCCCTCCATTTTTCCTATAGTTTCTAAAGTGGTCGGAGCCTTGCTGTCTTCTTGTACCACAATAGTTTTAGTGCCACAACCAGAGAGCGACACAAATATTATTACAGCAAGTAATAAAAATATAAACTTATAAGAATTAAAAAAATTATCCATTGCAACAACTTAATACATCCATCATGAAATAATGGTAAATTAAGATTCCAATAATTATTCCTTCCAGCCATGCTATGATTGAGCAGGCAACTGGATACTGTCTAATGATCGCAAGTTTCCAGTCGTAGATTTTCTTCAACATGTTTTTCATACACTTATTTAGGTATACCAAAGTGTGTGTAATATGATGATATTATATTTTGCTGTTTTGATGTATCACAGACACATGACCGGCTACTTTATCTTTGTTGACGCCTTCTTTGATCCTGTATCCTGATGTACCATTTCCATTCACAGCAATTACTGGTCTCGAACTTCTTAAAGAGTTATTAGCTCTTTCTTTCAGTCTTTGCTCACGGAATGTTTTATGTAAATGATCGAATCGTCCCATGACACCCTCCTTCGTAAGTTAGGTGCGTTCCTTCGGCATAAGCCTACTTCCGTCCCGTAGGATGAACGTAAATTATTTATACAATTATAGCATACCTGACCTGCAAAATACACATATATTAATGGTAATATTCTAATATGTACAACTACTCCTGAACTGCTTTTACCATGCGTGTACGTGCATCTGTGTGCGTTTAAAGGGTAGACTAAAGGTGTTTTATCGTGTACTATATTAACTGTAATGCCGCTTTAGCTCAGCCGGTAGAGCAACTGATTTGTAATCAGTAGGTCCGCGGTTCGAATCCGTGAAGCGGCACCAAAAAACTGTCACATGCAAGACCAATGACTTTTTTGGTAATAAAGGCGAACTTGGTGCTTTTGGTATCACAGGTTCACGGGGGATTAGCTCATCTGGGAGAGCGCCTGATTTGCATTCAGGAGGTGGCTGGTTCGAGTCCAGTATCCTCCACCATACGGTCCCTTCGTCTATCGGTTAGGACACATGGTTTTCATCCATGAAAGAGGAGTTCGATTCTCCTAGGGACCGCCAACATCACCCAATAATTACAGTAAATGAATTCAATACACACTGTCGAGCCTCATCCTTCTCCTAAACACAAAATGGGTTTCCTATTGGACTGGTTGCTTACATTGAAGTGCAACTATGATTGCACCTACTGTGGTCCGGGTGGTAACGGTTGGTTGCCTGGACACGACAACACTCAGGCACACCCAGACAAGGACGTGTGCGAAAAGATGCTGGAGCAAGGTCTCCGGTACGTTGACATGTACATGGAGATCAAGAGACCAAACATGCGATCAACATCTCTCAACATATATGGTGGAGAAGCAGTGTATCGAAAGGACATAGAATACCTATTGGAAAAGAGCAGTGAACTCTATGACGGTTACAAGGACAGTTGGTCTCTGAACAGGATGTTGACCTCCAATGCCTCTTGTAGCCTGGACAAATGGAAGAACGTGACAGACCACGTGGAAACAATAACTTTCAGTTATCATTCAGAAGGTCCGGCCAAACTGCAAGATAATTTCATTACAAACTTGGAATACACACATGCCCAAAAGAAAAATTACAGTGCCATTGTGCTGATGTACCCAAAGCAGTGGGAAAGGTGCATGTACATGTTGGACTACATGCAAAGGAAAGGATACAATGTGAGACCAAAGATACTTGACGGCATCCAAGGTGTGTACACCAAAGAACAACTGAAACAGGTGTTTGACGTAATGAAAGAAAAAGATTACAGTCTACTGGAAAACATTGAGGGCAAGGAAGTGCTTACAAAATTCAGAGCATGTTGTGGAGGCAGACCTCTTTGCACGAATAGAAACTTCAAAGAACCAAAGAGTGTTGTGCCGCGGGATAACTGGCTTGGATGGAAATGTTCTGCCAACCAATTCTTCTTGATGATGAACAGCCATGACAAAAATTTTTACACCAACAAGGACTGCCATGTGAGACACGACGGAACAAGAGGACCGCTCGCAAACATAGACACCATGGATCAGTACATAGAGCAAACAAAAGAACAGTTGAAACAATCATCAAGCCACTTCCTGACCTGTGTGCAGAAGAGATGTGTGTGCGGAACTTGTGCACCTAAGTCTCTGACCAATCAAGGTCTCACAGATGTGATGAAGTCATATAATATATCAGTATGAAGAAATTTTATTCAGTAAAGTTGAAAGAAAGAAATGAACAGATACCACCATTCGTGGCAAAGCACTTGCTCAGGAGAGAGTCTCCATTGATCAACTATCTCGCAGAGAACAAGGCGCTGAAGTTTGTGCATCGTAAAAAGACCGACACTCTGGACTGCTTTGGTGAGGAGAAACACCTAATGGTGGGCAAGTTGAAGTATCCAGACATGTGGGGTCGCAAGACCAGGATGGGATTCATGGAACTGTACATTAACATGCGTATACAACAACAGATGAGCCTTTCGAAAGGAAGCACCTAATGAAGTACGGCTACTACTCAGACAACAATCTAAAAGGATCGGAGAAGTATCCATTCAGATGTCCGTCATGGGATCCTATGCCCGATGGCAAGAAGAACGTGGTCATAATGGGTTGCTCTCACACGTGGGGAGTGGGATTGGAACCGGACGAAACATGGGCACACCATGTCAGCCAGCACAACACCAAGTTGTTGAGATATTGGAATCTCGGACAGCCGGGTGCAAGTGCCGACTCTATAGTTCGTATGCTGTATTCGTGCGAGAAAGTGCTGTTCCCCAAAATCATTATTGTGATGTGGCCCGGCATGGCAAGACGAGAAAGGTTGGACAAGTTCCCCCAGAATCTTCTAGGCACACACAAGACATTGAAGCACGAGAACGCCGACACCGACATCAACAATTTCCTCAAGGGCGTCTTCTTCGTTGAGAAGTTCGCAGAGAAGAACGGTTGCAAGACATTCCACTGTTTCAGTGACCTGTTCTATGATTTCTCCAGTCCAGGAAACTCTCCTCCGATACTGGCCAAGTACACACTTCGGAACTGTTGGCCATACTGGGACACATTCACCCAACGGCAACTGCATGGCCCCAGCGTGGCCAGAGACGGTGTACACTACGGTGTGGAGAACCACAAAAGGTTTGCGGAAATCTTTTTGGAAGCGTTTGGTTCCAGACTGAAGTAGTCTATGTCAGCAACCAGGTGTTGCCGATGTCTGACCTACTGCACCTCTCCAGCATCTCCTTGAACGCGGGGTCATCCAATGGTGGCAGTTTGGACTTGAAGTCGGGCATGGTGCCCCAGTCCTCTATCAGTGAGAAGTTCACCCTGTCAGCGCCATAGCGTTCTCCCAATGACAGCATGTCATCCATCTCGTGATGGTTGTCCTTCTGCACCACGAAGTACAGTATGAACTTGAAGCCGTGCTTCTGTTTGGCATCGGCTATGCTCTGCAGGTTCTCGTTGACCTTGTCCCAGCGTCCGCCCAGTCTCAGTTTCTCATAGGTCTCCCTGCTGGCGCCGTCTATGCTCACGCCCAGTTCGTTGAGGTTCCTCATCACGTATGGCACACGTGTGTGGAACTCGCGGAACATCAGTGCGTTGGTCAGTATCGAATATTTTATGTTGTCACGCTCGGGCGTCTGCTCCATGAAGTGCCTGTACACGTGCGATGCGAATGGGTCACCATCCGATCCTATGTGCACCTGTATGTCGTGGTCGTAGTCGTACAGCCATTCGTTGATCCTGTCCGCCAGCCTGATGCCCAGGTTGTACGCGGAACCCTCCTTGTGGAATATGAGGTTCTTCCTGCAACTGGGACACCTCAGATTGCAACTGTCGTCTATGGCCAACCTCAGGTGTCGGATGCCACCCGCGGGTCGATCGAACATGTTCTTCTTGATGTAGGTGCACTGATGGTTGTTGCAGTAACGGTACGTGCCGTCCGCGATGGAATCCTGTAGGTGTTTGTGCATGTCGGATCCCACGATCTCGGCCAGGCTCTTGACCTGTAGGTTGCCAATGCTCTGTGGTAGCCACGCTGTGCATTCACAGGCGTAGCACGAACCCTGCTTGTCTATCAGCACAGTGTCGTAGGGCCTCGCACACCTGCTGGTAATCTTTAGGTCCTTGTTGGTGTCAATGCCGTAGTGTTCGAACAATCGCTTGTTTATCATCTGTTGGGATCGGTGATCATGTCCAGAGTAAGGACTACGTCTTCGGGCACAGTGTTCTTGGGTGTGTTGGCGTTGTCTTTCTTCTTCCTACGCCTTCGTTCTTCACGTTCCTGTTGCTTCCGCAATTTTTTGTCACCTCGAGTGCTTTTGTAATCATAGTGTATGCCCATCGTGGAACTCCCATTGTTACTGTTAATTATGGTTCAGGTCAGGCCGGCTTTACGCTTTTACGCTTTCGCGTATTTTCTAAAAAACGCATTTTTGGTAATTTACGCTTATAGGCCTGTGGGTAAAAATACTCGATCTACTACATTGATATTACCCAATGGCATGTATTCCATCTTGATTAGATACTGTTCTAATTCATCTAGATTATAGCCAAATTTGCGTGTGAGGGCCTTGTTACTAAACTCCAACACAATAATTGGTCTGCTTTGTTTGATTGTCTGCTGGGCACCTTTAAGGACATTCAATTCGTATCCTTCGGTGTCTATCATCATGAGATCTACGTTACGCAGTTTCAGACTATCAACAGTTCTTATTGGATGTAGTCTACCTCCACCTGTTGGATCGACATGCATACCCAATGGTCCTCTACGCCTATTTTTTGCGGACCAGTCATTAGTTGCAACTGATGTATTTGTATCTCCTATTCCGTAAGGATGTATTGTAACATTTTTATCATCTTTTAGATTCAGTTTACAGCATTCCAATATATCAGTTGGAAAATCAAATGCATGTACCTGCTCGAAGTTAGCAGATAAGAATTTCGTAAAGAAACCATAATGGCACCCTATATCTAATGCTGTTCTCTTGCCGTAAGCATAATGCTTAAGGACCTCTGCCATATTTTTTTGATCTGCTTTAGTGATATCTTTATTTTTCTCAAGTAGTTTATCGTACATTGGATCATTTACAATGACATGCCAACCGAAATAATCTCTAGTCTTCATTAGAAATTCTCCCATTGCAATGGACGTGTTGTGCATTTCAATAATGATTCACCGCCCACAATGTTTTTATACTTGTGATCATTCCACTGATCCACGAGCAACTGATACCAACCCCACTCGGCACCAAGCAGTTTCTGTTCGTTTTTCAACTTGTAAACATTCTTTAATCTATCACGAGGATGAAATAGCAAATGGTCAAACAATCTCCATTTACATCTTGGACCGGTGTGATCATATTCTGTCAAGGTATGTCCAGGTGTTGGATTATCTTTTCCACCCTGATAAAATCCAACGTTCCAGCCATCTAGTAACATTTCTATGTATGGTTTGAAATCCACTTTAGTTGAAACTAATGTATCAAAACGTGTCTTTATTATGTGTGTGTATTCTTTAGGTAGGCTTTCAACTAGATCGGTATGAGAAATGATTTGATTGGCACTGTAAGTGAATTGCTTTGCCATTCCTTTCCGTTCTATCTTCCCGCCGGGTCTGGTATATCTTCTATAAATTTCACAGTCAGGTTTTTGTTTTGCTTCTAAAATGCAATGATAGTCCCACTCGGGTTCGGGACTGTACAGGCAATTAGCAACGTCTGGTTTTGGGTAACCTTCCCATTGTTGAAAGAAAAAATCATATTCCCCAAATACTCTACGTTGTAACTCCACAACTTTTTTATACTCGGGTATTCTACTAGTGATACCACTTACACAAACTGCTATTTTCATTGCCAATCCTTTTCAGTAGTTATTGTTCCCACTTTTGGTTTGGAATAAATCAAGTTACCGTCAGCGTCCCAGGTATGCCATTTTTGTTTACTCCCCCAAAGATGATTATGCCAATTGGGTAGGATGTTTTTCATAACACTTTCAATGTTTTGTGATACTTCATTCCAATTTTTCTGTAAACATATCCATTTCAAGTTGTATATGTCAACAAAACTGAGATTGTCTATGCAGGCATCGTGCCAGTCTTGCTCACATTCTATTTGCTTATTAACCGTCGAAAGGAAATTCATTGCTAGACTTGTGATTCCAGTCTTGGTAGGATACCATGTATCGATGTTCCAACATTTTTTAATGAACTGTAAGTCGCCATACATAAACAGGTCACCTATTTGTGGTCTGTCTATTGCGGTCTGCTGGGTAACTAGCAATTTTTTATTCCCTAACAGTTTGTTACAGTAAGCGTCGATATTTTCTATTAGATGTATCGAATCTGCCCTCGTCTTTAAAATTTTCTCAAAGCCTCTAGATTCCGCATGGTCATAGGCTATATTGCAAAGTCTCGGATGTCCAACGTTGATATCTTTGGCATTTATCTGATCTTCCCAATGTATGAAATCACAAACTCCGTTATCAATATTCGGTTTCAATCCATGTCCTGCTAATATAATGTAGGAGTTAGGATTGTTCTGCCTGGCATGTCTGGCCGCAAATTCTATAGGTTCCAATTTATATTTTTGGTCCTGCTCTACGTAGGCGTGTGTTAAAATAATACAATCAGTCAAACTTATCTCCAAATAAATTTATGTCTTCTATAAATGCGTCAGCCACTGCTTGTATCATTTTTTCATTAGTATAATATTTTTTGTAATTTTTTTCTCGTGGTGCTCTTCGTAATTTTTTTGTAGTTGAAAACTTTTCCGATGATAAGTTTATTTTTTCAAAACAAAACTTAATATCATTTTCAAAGTTATCATACAAACAAATTTTATCAACCGCCTGTTTGCCGTCGATGTGTGTATACTCCACTGTCGGTTTGAAGTTTTTATGTTGCCTCCACTTGCTGTTTGCAAACTCTATCACAAAAGTTTCAAAATTTTTATAGTCTAACAGTTCTTTGGACCATGTGAGATGAAGTTGGTCTGTTGTATAATCATGCCAGAACGAGACCATACGATCCCATGGATTCCTATGAAAGGCAAATTTAAAATATGATTGACTGTTTGTAATATTGTATTTTTCTAATATTTCATAAATGCTCGAATGATAATCTCCGACTAGCCATTTACATTTCTTTGTGGCTAGTTCAGGAATCACGTGTTCACTACGCATAAAGTTTTGTATCGTGGTTGTGCCGGTTTTAGGCACCGCAACAAAAATGTATTGCGGATCTGAGTTATGAATGATCATATTATAAAAGTTTTTGTAGTCTTGTAAAATGTCTACCGCCATCAAATGATGTGTTCAACATTGTTTCAATTATTCTTTGCAGTTGTGCCTTGTCTACATATTTCGATGGTATAGAAAAATGGTTTGCACAGTTGTGTTTAATGGCATGTTGTGCCATGTACTCATCAAAACAAAGTGCCGATATAACACCCTTTACTTTGTTTGCTGTAATATTTGCTCCCTGTCCTGATCTACAAAAACTTATCCCATGACTACATTCGTTATCCTGTATCAGTTTTGTAACCTGTAAAACATAGTCTGGATAATCACACGCCTTGTTTGTAAAAGTTCCAACATCTATGTAAGGTAAGGCCATTGTATCCAAAATATCTTTACATTGTTTTTTTATATCAAAACCAGAATGATCACTGGCAAGTGCAATTGGTTTATCACCAAATCTCGTGATTACTTTTTTTACAAAAAATTCAAAATGATTCGGAGTGCCCAAAACGTGCATTTTTTCTGTATTGGCGGCTGTTACCTTTAATCCATCTCTAATCATCAAATTGTACATAGGTGCGATATAAAATTCATTTTTTACAAGTATATTGTTTTCAATCATCTCGTCAGCATATTTTAGAAACATTTTTCCTGATTTGAAATGATACAATCCCACGTTTGCTTCTTTTGATATGACTTCCTTTTCTACAACATTTGTCACTATTCCGTCCTCACCATACTCAGAATAACTGTGGTCTGGACTGTTTGCTGTAAAAGTCAAAAGGAAACCATCACTGTCCTGTTGTATAGAGTCTGGATTGAAAGTTGGACCAAAATGAACATCTGGTGTATAAATTATTAATGGCAGGTCGTTATCTACATGTTCCCTGGCCAATGTACAAGTTTCTAAAGCACCCCTTGTAACCTTATTAACTTTAACAATTTTGATATCATCTCCGAACTTTTGTTTTAGAATTTTATCAATACTAAAATTATAGATGTGATCAACACGTACCATAAAAATCAAATTACAATCTTTTATATCTACAGATTCGAGAGCCCAATCTATCACGTGTTTATTTCTTGCCAGTATAAGTGGCTTCGGCATCGTATATCCTGCGTCAATGAAACGTTGAGCCTTACCGGCAATTGGTAATAAAAGATTATATTTTTTCATTTGCATTTTTAATTAGTTTACTTGTAGTTTCGTGTGCGTATTTTTGTGTCTGATCTATTGGTAGGCCAAGATGAATTCCATATAAGAAACTACTTGCGAACATGTCGCCCGCACCCAGAACATTGCTTTTTGAAATAAACATGTTATCTTCGATATTGAATTTTGTCTCATATCTTCCATCAGATACCACACTGCTTTTATTGGTATGTAATATTACATATCCTTTGGTGTCCTTACACATGGTTGTAAGGTCTGCGTAAGCATCTTCATCTGCAATAAAAAAATAATCTAGATGTTGTAATAAGGAACTGTCTACCCTAGGACCTGCACAGACATCTGCAGATACAATACCTTTTAGATCTTTAAGCCAACTGATATCTTGTAATTTATTAATGTACATGGCATGGGATATCTTGGATTCTTTTATTATTGGTGTTTGGGTTTTTAGATCTGGCACAAAGTTAGAATATCTAGTGCTGGAATCTCTGTCAATGTAAACTATGGCTTCACCTATTGATGTTGGACACATTCCGATATCTATATCACTACCAATAAGTTTGAATGTTCTCCACATGTTTGCCATAGCACCCAAGGTTTGTCTTTCTTCGAATCCGTCAAAAATTCTGTCAACGGTCATGTGCCCATATAAAGTTATATCATGCATTAAAATTTTTCCTTAATGTCAAGGTCATATACATTGTCTATATGTGCAGATAGTTTATATTTAGGTAGTAATTTTCTTTCTCTTAAAGTATCAAACAACGACATTACACAGTTATGGCCTCCCACTTCAGGTAATATATCGTCTACTACTTCTTGAATTTCTTCAGGACAATCACACGGTGCATATTTGTATTTTACTTTTTCCATTATACCTATATCGAATATGTCGTCTCCTACAAATACTATTTCGTCTGTTGTTACTTTATATTTTTTACAAATTTCTTGAACATAATCACCCTTGTCACGATGTGTGCCATCTTTCCGGTTTATTATTATATCTATGTTCCTATTTTTTGCTATCTTCTCATTGAATGGATCGCCCGATAAGAATAAAACTTTTATACCCAGTGCTTTAAATCTTTTTATTGCTGTCCAATCTTTGTCGCAAAAAGTTTTCATTACTACATCACCATCACGGTTGTAATATTTCTTGCCATCTGTTAACACGCCATCTACGTCTAGTATTAACAATTTAATCATCAAACTTCTCCACGTAATCACTGCAAACACCTGCAAATTTATATACGTCCGCCGGATGTAGTTCTTCTGGGTGTACGGCGATTGTATACTTGCCACCGGGTTGTCCTGGGTATGCCCATATCCAACCTTGTGAGGTTAGTGTGTATTTGTCGGACGTATGATAAAAACAATGTATTCCTGCCGCCACCATTGCCTCTAGAGCATTAAAACTTTTAGCATGGCACCATAATAAATTATCTCTCAACCATTGCAAGGTTACCGCTTCCTGCGGTTCGTCGTGGCCAAGATAAAACATCTTGCCGTCCCATTTGCAAACATCTATCTCACAATGATATCCTTTTTTAAGTGCGGCTTCTATGTACTCCACAGTGTTTTCCTTTTCGGGTTGCCTACCATTTGTATTGCCACGATGTGCTATGAGAATCATTTGATACCTTTGTCTGCGAGAAATGTTGTTATTTTTTCTTGTTCTTTCATTTTTTTATGTCCTGCGGCATGGAAAAAATAAATTTCTGGATGTCCTTTGAAATGGGCTCTTTTATAATTATAATATTGATGCATTCTAGTTAAAGGCACTTTACTCTTTATGCAGGCCCATATCAAGATGTGCCCATCATGATCGTTTAGTTCTTTAAATTGTTCTATGTACGGTTTCATTATGTCTCTTGCAGTTTTTGTCAAAATAAAAACTCCCGGTTGGAATCCATACCATTTTACTTCATCTAGTTTGCACTTTTTCAGTAGTCCGTGATACACATGATCAATCTGATCCGGCTCTGTGGCCATTTGGAATGCAGGATGATTGCAAACTTTAAAAGTGTCTAATGTTTTATAGTTTTGGAATATATCAGGTGCATCTGGCATTGCAAACACATCACAATCCACATACATGATTTCGTCGTATTCTTCCCACCACGAATCGTCTAACCACAAATCAAATCTTTCAAACGTAGGATGTTTGAAATTAATTTTCTTTTCGCTGATTCTTTTGAAATCGTAACCGTACTTGTTTGCATATTGTTCAAAACTTTTTGTGCTTAATTCTACCAGTTTGTGTTGGTCCTTTTCTTGCAGGAGATTGTTGTATCCTGGATCGGAATAGTCAGAACTTGGGATCCAATATTGAACTATGCATTTTTTCATTAGTACTATTATATTAGTTATTGATGAATTTTTCTAGCCTAAATCCTTTAGAATCAAAACATTCAACGTAGTCTGAATTGTTAGAGTGCCGTATAGTTCCCTGTCCCCATACCACATCGTGATCACTGTATGCAAATGCTTTCTTTATGGTGACGTCTATGTATTGTCCATTACCAACTCCTAGTGTTAAGAACGTTACATATCTACCTTTGTCTCCACGGAACACTCTGCCGTTTGCTATCATTCCTGCAAACTCTACCTTGTCAAGATAAAGTTCTTTCACGTACATACCTGGCATGAAGTTATCTTGACTCCACCAACCATATTTTCTATACTGGAATTCTGGTGTGTCCCACTTATCCGATTTGCTTGGTGTTACAACTTCTATACCCACACGCTTGGCTTCTGTTCTGTATACCCAGCGTTTGTATGAACCTTGGCAATGTTTTAAACACGATTTCCAAAACTTTTCTGGGTTGTGTGCCTTCTGGTATGCAAGTGCCCATATCAGTCTACCTAAATTTACTGCGTGTGCTCTACACAAACCAAAACCAGATAATGATTGTAGCATGGTGATTATTTCATCTTTGCGTGGATGATTGCCAAGCCTTGAAATGAACTCCATAATCTTTTCTTCGTTCTTTTTGGCAAACGCTCTACGATACATGTCGGCTTCATACTTGTCTATGTCTAACACTTCTGATATCCTGTCTATGGCATCATCCTCATACACTATTGTGTCACTTATACGTTCTTTGCTCCAATCATGGAACATGGTTGCTTTCTTACGTCCAGATATAGCAACAGGTCGTATCAGTGCTGTGCCAAAGACACAGTCACGTCTACCCTTTGGTTGTATCGCCCTGAACAATCTTCTCATGGCTGGACTCTCTGCCTGTGTCACTCCCAACACATCTCCTCTGCACAAAAGGTCCGAGGTAGCGGCATCTTCCTCCGGATAGTCTGTTAGTTTCATTGTTGGGTCTATCTCTATGAGTTGTGATAAACCACGATTGGCTAAAATGTCCACCTTGAGGTGTTCTAGGTCCTCCACTTCGTTTTTGTCTAGTAGTATTTGATTCTCCGCCGTGAACAGGCTTTTTGGTAGTTGTCTTTGAAACATTAGTATTCCTCCGCAGTGTTTTGATATGCATCTTTTCTTGCCTTTCAATTTGTTTTCGATCCTTTTGGCTTCTTTGGTATCGATGCCAAGAGAATCATATGTGAACCTGCGGGGTAGGTTACCCTTTACACCCAAACGTTTGGCCGCCTCACGTCTTGCTGATTTATCTTGATAGAGCACGTAGTTAGATATCCTAGCACTGCGTCCGGGCCACTTCTTGAAGATCCTCTGCATGACCTCATCCTGTCTGTGATGGGGGAAATCTATGTCCACATCAGGTAGGTCGTCCCGGTTGGGATTGAGGAATCGTGCAACGGGTATGTCCCACTCCACTGGGTCCACATCTGTTATGCCCAATAGGTAACAGACTAACGATGAACCAGCACTACCACGTGTCATGTGCGGTATGTCTCGGGTCATTGCTATGATGTCACATATTTGTATGAAGTAGTCTACGAAACGTAGTCGAAGGATGATTTGAGTTTCCTCGGCGAGCCTTTGCGTGTATTTTTCTGTGCCTGGACATTGCCTAATGAATCTATCGTACAGCCTTGTTATGTCGTTTAGTTCTTTATCTTTCATTTGCCTATGCTTTTATATTTGCCTGTGTTGCCTTGAGCAAATATATTTATCTGCGTATATTATTTTGGATATTTTTTTGGTTATTGTTCTTCGTCTGAATGGAGTTCGTTTAGGAGTTGTCTTAGTTTTCCTCCCTCAACAGTGGCTTTGACTTTGCCAATAGTATCTCCTTTACGAGGATCCGGAACATCGGTTCTGGCATCTTTGGGTGTGCCATCTGATGCTGACACTTTTGAAGTTTGTTTCAAAGAATCATATATTGTACTTCTCTGTTTGTCAAACTGTTTGTATTCCGGATCATCTGCTAGATCTCTTATTCTCAAACTGTCCACATCAAACTCCAAGTCTACTTTTTGTCCAACACCAGAACTAGATCTGGTCTTCATGAACTGTATCTGATATCTGCCACGTTCCTTCATTGCCCTACTCGTGAATATACCTATGACATTGTCAGCAGTTTGTATCTTAGATAGTCCACCTGATATGTGAGAGTGATCAAACTCTATCTCTTCTACAGATGCCCTGTTCAACTGTGATGCTGTTGCCAGTATACATTGTTTTTCCACAACCAAGTTTCTTAGTTCTTCTGACACATACTTGTCTTTGATGAATAAGTCTGCAGGAGAAATCCTTTTGCTTTTTGGCATCATTAAATCCAGATAGTCAATTAGTATGCAGTCTATTTTCTTTTTGTTTTTAAGTTCTAATTCTTTTAGATATGTCCGTATGTCCAAGACAGTGCTACCACTTGGTAGATATTTGATCTGCAAAGTTCCAGACTTCTTAGCCATCATCTTCACTTTCATCTCAACATTGTCTATCTCAGGAAAAACTTTACGTGTTGGAATGTTAGTCATCATGGCATCTAATCTCATGGCAGTGAGTTGCTCACTCAATTCAAAAGATATGTAACAAACGTTCAGACCAGCAGTGGCCCAGTTAACCGCAAGATTCTGTAAGAACAAACTCTTACCTGCGCCTGATCCACCTGCAAAGATGTTTAGTTCTCCACGGTTGAAACCGCCAAACAGTTTCTTGTCTAAGTTAGCCCAGCCTGTGCTGATCTGTCCGTTGTTCGCCTTGAGTGCCTCTAGTCTTCCCTTTGGATCCTCAAAGTAGTCTGTACCAAGATCACGTGTCAGTCCTACATTGACTGCGTCCTTGACCATGTCCTCAACAGGTGCATAGTCTCCCTTCTCCAGCAAGTCTGCTGATTGAAGTATTGCATGTTCTAGTGCCTTGTGTCTTGAAAAAGTTTCAAATTCATCCAATAGCCAATTGAAGTGGCTTGGGTCTAAATCTTTTGCTGATTTTAATTTGATATCGTGTTTTGCATTCACCTGTTCTACATCTGGCATAACTTTATACTCATCCATGTAGTCTTTTACAAATTTTGCAATTGGTTGTAGTTTACGATCAAAGGATTCAGGTTTGAATATGTTCTGAGCTCTAGCAAATGATTCTGCATCTGCAAGAAGCATCTCTATGTATAGTTTCTGTACGTCAAAAGTATATTCAGCCATTTTTTACTCCACATTGTATTTTACAACATTCATGAGCAGAAGTAAATTGTTTTGTTGTATCAAAGAACTCTTTTATTTCTTTGTTGTTTAATATATTTTCCAGTGTGTTGTTTTTTATGTTTAACTTATTTTTTCTTGGAGAAAAAACACTTTTATACTTGTATCTATAGGTGCCCATCCAACAACAAGGGTAGAAGTCCCCTTCGGCATCTATGTATAGTTGCCAACTTGGTAATTCATTTTTGATACACATTGGTTGCATTTTTGCTTGGTATTCCGGACTGATAAGAACTTGCTTTTGGTGTTTGTAATCACTGTGGACATATTCACTGTCTGGCATTAGATCTTTGTTGCCCAGCCATCTATCACTGTGCTCAACAAGGAAGTCATTGAATCCAAGGTCTTTGCTCATTTGTTTTGCTTCATACATTTGATGTTGATTATGTTTGAAAACAATAAACTTCCATATTGTCTTGAACCTTCTGTCTCGCAAAGTGTTAATAGCAGTCATTATTGATTTCCATTTTGCATTTTTTCTATATAAATGATTTGTGTCTTCAAGGCCGTCTATTGCAAATGTTATGCAATCCTCCTCGCCTAGTATTTCTTTTAATTTGTTCCACCATGTTTTGGTTTTTGATGATCCATTTGTGTGAATGTGTAGTTTACAGTTATTGTCTTTTAATCTTTTACAAAGTTGTAGAAATTTTGAATGGTATATTGGATCGCCGTTGTTGCCACACATTTTAACCTCAGCGTTTGTTCCAACAAATTTTGCCACGTGATCAATATTAATCTCGTGTAGATTTCTTTTTTTGAATTTTTCATAGAACCACGTTCTATCGCACAATGGACATTCCAATGTACATTTACTTGTTGGTTCGATGTGAAAACTAACCATACATTTTCCTTTTCAAGTCTATCTTGAACTTGTTTGATTCTGTTGTTTTTAATATTGTTTGTATTGTAAACAATCTTCCATACTTCATAACTGCGTCGGCAATATCATTTATATTGTCTTCCCATTCTGGAAAAGCAACACTCCATCCAAATTCTATTGCTTGATTAATAAGTTTTTCGCCTGGAGCATCTCTATCTGGTACAACAATAACTTTTTTGCCCAATCCATTTATAAGTTCTCTTTGTATATCATTTATCTCCGATCCAAGGATACTCACACCAGAAATGGTAATTGCATCGAATGGACCTTCTGTAACTATTACAAATTTCCTCGTCCAGTCCTGTGCATCCATATTGAACACATATCCTGGTTGCACATCTGTGTAGTATTTCACCTTGTCAGACTGTTCAAAAATTCTACCTGTGAATCCTACTATGTCTCCACGCCAATAAAACGGAATCAATAATCTTTTATCAATGTCCCAGTGTTTGTCAGACGAGTACATGAAGTCATACCAGTCTGCTCCTATACCCCTTCCTGCTAGATAGTTTAATAGATTATCAATTTTATTTTGTTGTTCTGTTGGCATCGTTCCCACTGTATATTCTTCTAGCCATTCACCTAGTGATCTTGTATGCTTTGGCAATTCTCTTTTCTTGAATGTAACAAATTTTTTCTTTTCAAATTTTACATCACCCTCTTCTTCTCGCATGGCTTCGATAGCCAGTTTACGTATGGTATCATCGGGAATGCCAATATATCCCATAAACTGTCTCATCTTATATGTAAGTTTTCTACCTATCACATAACTTGCCTTGAACCCACAGTTGAAACAATGATAACTTACTGTGCCATCCGCACTTGTCATTATACCACCACGTTTTTTCTTGTCTGCCGTTTCGCCATTATGTACACAACAGGGTGCATTGAAAGATGTCCAGCCACTGGGTGTTTTTTTCCTACCCGCAGGCAGGCTCGTCAGAATAGTAGATTGGATCAGGTTCATACCCTATATTTTACTGTCTATAAAGGATTTTGTCAATACGGCCTGTGGTACCAGTTGTTCTTACCGCTTTGAATCTTACATTTTGGAAAACACCAGTAAAATTCAAAGTAGACACGCTTGAAGAATTGTCCAAATTTGAACTGGTAATATCAAAATAGTCATCGTCAGTTTCAGGGTCACTCTCCATTGTGCCCTGCACTGTGACTGTGCCAGAGAATGATTTAGGATATATTGCAATGGTATGTAAAGCCTTGTTGTTATTGATTCCTGGTTTTCCATCTATTGCACCTGAAGTAAAAGTATCGCTAGAAAGTGTAAACGCAGAAACGGATGTACTTGCTATAAACTGCGGATAGGCATTATCTAAAAGTTCTATTGTGCCTGATGCCGCATAACCGGTATCCGCATATGTAACTTCTCTGCTACCATCCGATTTCACTTCACGCACTGCAAAGTTGTAAAATTTTGCATCTAAAGGCAAAAGGTCCCCCTCAGTAATAGTACAAGAAGCATCACCCTTGGTGCTGACTGTAGAACCATCATCTACAATAGTTAGGGTTTTGGTGATTACGGACTTTTTGGACTCAGAATCAATAATATTCAACTCGTACTCTTTGCCCACAATGTCCTGTGCTTTCTGATCCTCGTTCTTAAAGGTAAAATTTAGCGGATTTGACACCCCTCTGTGTAATGTTATACGTCTATCGTACACTTGCGAATTCCTCCCGTGGTAACCACTTACGTAGGCTATTACCAACTGTGATAGTAAATACCTTGATACTGTTTGCATAATACATATTTAACAGTATTTATAGATAGAGCATGAACGAAATTTTTAACACATTAAGGGATAAATTCCCTTTTTTATCCCTGATTCGTAAGGGCGAGTTGGAATACGTTGGTATTGTACAAAATGAGGATAACAACGTAATCAGTTTTTATGATTATGGCAGGCTCATGTTACCAGCAGACAAGATGAGATTTCTTAAATGTGGAGAGACTTGGTGGCACGAGTCCAACAGGAAGTTACCAATCAATATTTTCCTAAAGGGTGATTTCAGATATTTCCGTACCACACTGGTTACTCTCAATTCTAAAGACATAGAAATTGTTCACGGCCCAACCGTCAAACTGTCTGAAATTTCAAAGAAACGGGTGAAGAGACGGACTATCCAATTAGTTAGGAGACCTACCTAGTCTTCTTTATTTCAGGAAGTATAGCACCTGTTGTAAGATAGTGTTGTGTTAAGGGACTATCTGGTTGGTAGCCATATGGATCCTTTTTAGAAGCGGTGGATTTTTTAGTACGTGATTTGGATTTTTTCTTTCTAGTTTTTTGATATCGCATCAAAACTATATTTATGATGTTTCATCTGTTTTACCCTTGTAGTATCCTTTATCGGACCACTTCTCATTCTTCCTGAATAACGGTATAGGAATTGTGAGGTTTTTGATGAACTGTGCTCTCATGGTTTCTATGTAATCCATATTGTGTATCTTTAGATCTAGCCATTTGCAAAGCCTAATAATTTCCGCAGAAAATTTTTGTCCTTCCCAAAAAGAAGAAGCATCAAACATAAAAGGATTGTCAGACTGCAATAATCTTTCCTCATATCCCGTATAAAATTTTTCTGCTCCCTTGGTCCTAATATCCAATATTTTTTTATCATTTACCATCATCACATGCTTTGCATTTGTAAAGTGAGAAATATTTTTCCTATACTCGTTGTAATGGGCAATAAGAAAAAACTTGAAGCGTGTTTGGTTTGTAAGGTCAATAAAGAATTGATTGGTCTTATTTTTTTGTTTTTCAAAGTCGTCTTGTGATGAAAATCCATATACAACATTTCCGTGATCAAATTCTATATGACTTTGGTGCTTATCAGACAAACGCAATAGACTCATACTTGCTTTGAAACTTTGTTCTTCTGTCCAATCGTTTTGAAATTTATTTTTAGCATACACTTCTAATGGATGTAGGCAGTTGGTATCCAAGGCTAAACAACTTTGTAAAAATTTACCACCTGCTCCGGGGTTGAATGCAATTATTATTAAATTTTCGGTGTCCGTATTGAATGACATAAAAACATTATACGCTAAAAGTTTTACGTTTTATTAAATTCATTTGTACAACAATAGCCTGTGCGTATGCAACTGCGTGAGACTTCTTGAAGAAATAACTGCCATCGGATGGTTTGATCCATACATCTTTCATGATGTCTACCCATTGCTTGTCAACAAGATATCTTTTTGCAGGCCTTATTATTGCAAGTACAGCCGCTAGTTGTTCAATACTTTTTGGTTGAAGTTTTGATACAATATTGAAATGACCGTTAAGATGAAATAGATCATCAACAGTTTTTTGATCTTTCAGCATGTCCCAATCTGGTTCCTGTATCATCAGTTCAACTAGTTCCTGCTCTGATTTGACTTCTTTGTATATGTTTACATTTAAACAATCGATTTTAAAGTATCCTCTGTCCTCTGCCTGTTTGTAATCAAGCGATGAGTGTCCTGTCACAGGATGTTCCGGAACAGCATGAAAGTACACGCCTGTCTTGTGCTTCTCAGTTTTGTCCTCTTTGATTATCGATGCAGGAGTGTGCCTAAATAATTTTAGCACTCCGTCTCTGTCATAAAAATCTATATCTACATCAGGCATTAGTGTACACTTCCTTTTTGGTTTTTATTGTGTTCAATTAATTTGTCACGTGATCCTGGTTGTAACACTTCTAACACGTCAAGTAATTTTCTATATCCCTCTGTTTTCAATATTGCCTGATTCATTTGCGGCATTATCACTCGTCCTATCGAGCCATCTGGTTTTATTATTACTGCACAATCTCCCTCGTCAAATTCTAGATTATCTGATATCTCTAAATCTATCTTAGACAATTTTGGCCTCCCTTGCTGTGTCCTGTACTAGCATATGGTCAGCAGGATAACTCTTTAGTTTGCTTGGCCAAAAACTTGGGTTTATAAATCTTTCTATCATTTGTAATTGTTCGTCATTAAATGATTTTAACATCCTTTTGCCTGCGTTGCAACCTAACAACAGCCACGGACTTATCTTACCTTGCTGGATGTGTTGCACTGCTCTGTTTGTGTTGACCAATCGAAAGTAATCACTCCATTGTGCATTTTGTTCTTGTGCCCAATCCATCATGGTTGTAATACTTCTTTGTAGTGCGGCTTCCACTGGTTCTGTTTTAATTGCTTCTATCAAATATGTTTCGTACAAATCATCTCTTGCCCAGTGATCTAATTTTATTTTAGATTTCAAAACAAAGTCTATGTACTTCTCTGGATACAATGGATTAATATGCATAATAAATCTACCGAATTTTACAAACGCATTGTAGTAAGGACTTTTAACAAATTCATCATATGTTTTTATTTTTGAATTTTTTTGGTGTATTTGATAGAAACGTTGGAATACCATAAACGCATTAACTACCCATTTCTCATCTTTTTGTAGATATCTTCTTTTTGGTTCACACATATGAACTTGTAAAGTTCTTTCTCTTGTAAATTCTTTACCGCAATAAGGACATTTATATTTTTTTGTCGATGCCATGTGCTTCTAGTAACTCCTCTAGTTCTCGATCTGATATTACAGTGTCTAATGTTTCCAGATCTGATTCTTTCCAGTTTGGATATATTTCTTGTAGTTTTTTTAAACTTTTATTTGGCACCCGCTTCATTGGTTTGATCCAAGGATGGAATTGTT